ATGCGACAATCCAGCACATGAGCGATAACGCTCTTTTTTCTTCAAAAGAAACAGAATTTTTAGCTAAAAAGCTCGAAGAGTACGGTCGCTCTTCTTTAGCTCTGCAGGTTGTACAAGAAGAACTAAACCGCAAAATTGGATACGAAGGTGTAGCAAGTTTGCAAAACCTTGGAGATTCATCATCTAAACTTAATAGGGCATTTGCAGATTTAAGTATACAAATCCAAGCTGCCATAGCAGGACCTCTGGCCGGAGTGCTCTCATTTTTAGCGGACGTACTAAATATTGTTAATCAAGGCAGTAGAAACGTTGATCGTATTCCTGAAACAGAAAAAGGTTTGTCACCAGAGCAGAATAAAAAGTTTGTAGCAGAGAGAAGAAAAGCATTTTTTGGCTCCTTAGAAGAATTTGAGTCTGTACTTAAAAAGTATGAAAATATGGCGCAAAAACAAAGTAAAACAAACATCAAGTTAAGCAACGAAGAGCTTACTGCACGTATTCAAGACGGCGAAAAACTTTACACAGAATTAGCTGAACTGGAGCGAACACTAAACGATAAAAAACGTCGATATGCCGAGCAGTATGCCGACATGGTTCTGGCACTGCAACGCCAGCAGTTTGATCTTACGGAACAACTCCAACGCAAGGCTTTTGATACCCAAGTTCAAGCATTAAGTAAGGAACTTGAGCTTTTACAAAAACAGGCTGACATTCGTATTGAAATCTCTAGAAATACTCTTAAACAGCAGCAACTTACTGCCGAGCCAGGTACAGATGTAGCCACTTCTATAATGACAGCTATCGAAGAGTACAAAATTCGTAAAGCAGAAATTGACAATGAAGCAGAAAATAACGAGCGCCAGTTTAAGCTAGAAATGATAAAATTTGATGTTGAAAATGAACGGTACAAACTTGATGTAGCCAAAAGTATAGCCCGCACTAACTACGATAACACTGTAAAAATCGCACGTATAAACAAAGATATTAACAGAGAAAATGAAGATATATCCATTAAAAATTATAGGCGTCAAATAGCAGCTGTGTCCGTAGAGTTATCTAAAGTTAGAGCACAAATTGAACTAGATAACGAACAACTCAGAACGCAACGTGAGATTGCAAAAGCACAAGGAACCCTTACAACTCAAGCTGAACGATTTTATAACATATTGTTTGAAGGAAATAAAGCCGCACTAGCCCGTATTGCACCAGCGGAAAAACAAGCCGCGCAAGGTCGCCCACTACTGCAGGCACCGTCAAAATTACCTGGGATGGGCACATTACCTGCACTAACTGCAGATACCCGTGGTATTGACGCGACTAGTAAATCACTTGCTGACAAACTTGCAGCTTATCAAGAACTTTTACAAACCAGCGACAAATTAACAGAGCAAGAGCGCAGTCGCCTGCAATTACTAATAAATATAGAACAACTAGCTGTTGTACCACTAAACCAAATTGCAAAAGCGCAAAATGATTTAATTGTGTATCAAGAAAATTATAACGACAGCATTATGCGTGGAACTCTACCTGCACTTAGCGAACAGCTGGCAAAAATTGAACAACTTGTGGATCCGGCCCTAGCAAAATTAAATCTTGAGATAGCAAGTCTAGAGGCAATCAAAGCAGAAAATAGTGCGCTGTTTACTCAGCAAGAACAGTTAGACAGTCTAATTGAAAGTCGCAGACGTTTACAGCAATTTAGAGGAGCGGCTGTTACTGGTGCTGTAGCAGAGCAATCGCCGGAAAAACGCCTACAAAATGCTTTTATCGGCGTAAAAGCAGAATTAAATAACTTGACAGATCCTGTAAATGCTCTTGTCACCGGAGCCAACCATATTGGCACAGCTTTTGGGCAAGCGTTTAACGAAATAATTAGCGGTTCAGTATCCGCACAAGAAGCTATTGGAAATATGCTCAGTAGTATCGGCCAAAACTTTATAAAAATGGCCGCAGATATTATTGTTCAACAAACAACAATGATTATTCTCGGTACAATTCTCAAGGCTTTAGGTATTTCAACAGGCGCCGGAACAAGTAAAGACCCGGTTGCAAACTTTAACGCTGGAGCTGCTCAATATGGCGGCGGACTTGCCGGAGGTGGTCCTACCCGTGCTGGTACTCCTTACCTTGTCGGCGAGCGCGGCCCCGAGTTGTTTGTGCCTGGCACCAACGGTGGCGTGATGTCCAACAGCGATCTACGCGCTTCAATGGGCGCTGCCCCAGGTAGCCCGAACAGATCCCCGGTGCTTAATATGAGCTTTGAAACCACCAACATTGGCGGAGTGGAATACGTTAGCCGCGAGCAGCTTGAAGCCGCTATGACTGCTACCCGCCGCCAGGCTGCCCGCGATGGCGCCAGTCGCGGCATGTCCATGACTTTGGACAAACTGCAACAATCACCCCAAACCCGTAGAAGGGTCGGCATCTAATGGCTGTCTTCCCATCGCTAACACCAACAAGTCGTTCATTTGAACCTGGAGTCTATCCACAGCGCAGCTTCCGCACCCTTTCGGGTGCCGTAGTACGCCGCACATTCGGCAGCAGCCCCTTTGGCGCACGCCTAGAGATGGAATTTGCAAATATAAGCAACGTGAACGCATTTGAGATCTTGAGTCACTACAGAACTCAAACATCCCAAAACAAAAGATTTAAAATTGATACCAACAAAGCAGCAAATCCATTGGCAGGTATTAACAACGCAGATTTAGTATTTATTGCCAGTGGAAATGCAGACACTCTTCGCTGGGAATATGCAGAAGCCCCGAAAGTGCGCTCTGTTTTCCCCGGTAGAAGTACTGTCACCGTGTCACTAACTGGTGAGATAATCAACAAAGGGGTTGATGACGAATGACATTTTCAGCACTTGATATTCGTATTGCCCAGTTTGTGCATTTACGAACACGTAAATACAATACCACAACAAAAGAGTACGACTATACGTCGCATCGATACCAAAATTATTTTGTTAATCTCGATAAACCATATCCGGCTGCTAGCGATGTTCTATTTGCGTATGCCCCCTTTCGCGTAGAAGGTAGCACAATTAATCTGACCGGAGATAATCCTGTTCTTCAGATCCTATTTCCCAATGTGGACTTTAGTATTCAGCTGCTGCACAATGGAGATGGCAACCGATTAAGCCAACTGGAACTTACGACCATTTGGCTTGATTCTAATAATAATTACAGCTCAACCATCACTACTGAGTATTATATTGGCCTTGGCTCAAGTATTAACGAGACCACACTGGAATTACGTTTTCGCAGTGCGATTGATAGTACGAGCAATAACTTTCCAGCTCGTACATTGACGTTAGAGAATAGCGGCCCACTACCACTAGACTCGCAACTGGTATTGCAATGAACGACCTCATCGGCTTGGAGTATGCCTGGGCACACGCACCGAGCGACGGCAGCGGCAAAACAGATTGCTTTCAACTGTGCTGTGAAGTACGCCGCCGACTCAATCTTTACGACTACGCCCCATTTTTTTCTTGGGTCTACAGCCATTATGCAGAAGCTACATTACCTCAAACAGCCATTACCCGCTGGCTCTTGACCTACGGCAAACGCACAGTCGATGCCAGTAACGGCAACCCAATTTTGTTTCGCAGTAAAACGGGTCGTGGCGCACTAGGCACTTGCTTTGATGGAGATGTCATTTTTATCGGACCTTGGCAGAATGTAATCCGAGTCCCGTTTAAGGCGGGCAGCGGCCACCTCTTTCGGATGACACGATAATGCGCCGACTCCTCCCATACGAACAGCAACTAATCGAAGCTCTAGGCATTACCCAAGCCGAATACTTAGAGTGTCTAGCTATCCAGCCTCAATATACAGACCCCAAACAAGGCACAATTTATGATATTCGCAACGATCCAGGGACGCAGGCGACAGTTGCCCTAGTCCTTACAATCGTTGGAACACTGGCTCAAGTAGCAGCTGTACTGCTTACACCAAGACCCGAAATCCCTGGTCTGCCTAGCCGTACTGGTCAAGGAGGACGACAGACGCGCACTGCACCGCGTTTTGGTTTTAATAGTGCTCAAGAGTTGGCTAAATACGGTGACATCGTACCTCTTATTTACACCAACATCAGCGACAACCCAGAGGGCGCCGTTCGTGTTGCTACGCAACTGCTATGGTCTGCTATTCAAAGCCTTGGAACTAATCAATTTGTACGGCTTCAACTTCTCATAGGCGCCGGTAAGATTAATCAAATCAATGCCGATAAGTGCGCCTTCGGCCAAGTTCCTGTACGCGATTTAATTGGCACAAACACTTGGATTTACTTCAATAATCAAGCAAACAAACTTAAGTTCATTGACAGCATTAAAGGCACCAAAAGCGATGATCCAACTTACACAAGTGACACAAATAACGCTTATGTCGTAGAAAAGTCTATTAGTGCAAATAGTAAAGATCCGATAGCTGGTTTTTCACATGCCTACACACCCTCTAGCGCGAACAAGTTTGGCATTTATGCGCCGGTTCCAATAAATGTATTTGTTTACGCCGCCGGGGGAACAAAAAGAGCTATTTCAAAGATTACACTAAATTTGTCCGCTTATACTAGCGGCGGTCTACTTAATGAAATTCCTAAGGACGCAACGTTTGTATTAACGATTGCCAAGACACCAAGTACAGGCGCTAATGCAGCAATCATTGAAGCTCAAAATGCGCGTAATGGCTATGCTGCTAATTTTGATGAGGCAGGACTATTTAAGTTAGGGTCTGCTATCTTCCGCGTTACAAAGGTCACTGGGGTATCAACATACGATAGCGATATATCAATCAATTTTATCAGAATCGGAACAGATAACGCTTTTTCGCCCGCAACACCATACGCCGCAAAAACTGCTGCTGAAGTAAATGCCTCGTATAAAAAAAGTGACGTTACTATCGCTAGCGCGACATATATCAAAAACGCAGCGCTTGTTGAAAAATTGCTTGAAAAAGATGACCGCGATGTGCCCTATGATGACTTACCTTCAAACCTAAAATTTTCTGGCTACAAACAAATAGATGAAGCTGAAGACTTACTGGCAGACGGCTCTATAATGGAGATTATATACGGAAAGATAGGCAAAGAGGAAGACTTCTCAAATCCAATAAAATGGAAAACAACTAAGCTCTCTCCCGGACAGAAAAAAGCACTCACATCTTACATAAAAGACACTAAAAATGTTGTTCTTGATGGGAATGACTTATTCGCTACAAAAGCGATTGTTCGCTATGAAGTTGCTAGTTACTCAACCCTCCAAGCCTGCCACGCCGTAGATCTAAATATTAAAGGCATTGTATACCGGGAAATATCTGGAAAAAATCAAGGCATGAAGCATCGCTCAGCTATGTTTATTTTGCGGTACAAAAAAAGTAACGCATCGACATGGAGCCACGTACCTGGAATCTTTGTAGTTCGCCGCAATAATGAAAGTGAAAATTACTTAAACATTCGTTTTAATAGTAATCAAAGTTCCCCCAATAGCTGGTCCTTTGAACTGGAACCTATCGCAGACCCTCAGGCTGAGGCTAAAACACGTAACTTGCGTTCCGGCAATAAAATTCAATACTTCTACATAGAAAATGCAACCAAACCGGCTCAAGCACAAACCGTGTCATTATCAGACGGTAGCAATGTTCAATTCTTTGGACGCACGTATGCCAGTCCTACTGATTACCCACAAAACACAGGCTCGCCAATCGGCACTAATGAATGGGATTTATTTAATGTAGGCGGCAAATCCAACTATCGCCTGTCACTAGATACAGGCCCAGAATTTACGCTGCTTAGCGTAACTGAACATATTTTTGCCTCCAATGACATCACTCCTCCCGACAAGCTATACGCCAACATGAGCCTGATTGGCTTTAATGCCTATAGCAGTAAAGGCCTACAAGATCTCCGTTCTTTCACTGCTTATGTAGAAAAGGGGCGTCCTGTCAAACGACTTAATGCTGGCTATACCGGCGGCAATTTCTATTATGAGGCCGGGGCCGATAGCCCCAGTAGCTATGCCCCCGACATTTTCTTGGATACGATTATAGACAAAACCGACGGTATCGGCAAATACGCTCCTGAAGCGGCAATAGATTTTAATTCTTTGGTTATAGCAAAACGATTTTGCAAGAAAAACAATTTATTTTTTGACGGTGTGATCGCTGATGCCGGTAGCTGGCGTGAATTTTGGGCGACCGTAGCCCCCTACAGCCTGCTGGAATTTGGACGCATGAACGGCAGGGAAACTCTAGTGCCGGCTGTACCAGTCAATGGGGATGGCAGTATTCAAACTACGCCGCCCATCTCGGCCTTGTTTAACCAGGGCAATATTTTGGAGGATTCTTACAAAGAAGAATTTCTAGACTTTGGCTCCGGCGTTCAAGATCTTATTGCCACGGTCTTGTATCGTAGTGCAGATGCCGACGGTATTTTTGCCCGTAATAAATCAGTAAACATCAAACTCAAAGATACTTTTGACGAAGACGCCATTCGTCAAACATTTGATCTTTCTGCTTACGTCAGCAAGAAAGATCAAGCCGTTAAGTATGGGCAGCTATTATGTAACATTCGTCGTCATGTTCGCAGCGCCATCGAATTTAGTACCTTCCCGACCGCCAATCCCATCTCCCCTGGAGCATTTATTTATGTTGATGTTGGGCAGAGCGGCTGGAATGGCGTGGTGTCTGGTGTGATTGGCGCCGGCGGTGTCCTAAACATTCCAGCTCAGACAGCACTTACTGCCGGCACAAAAAAATTCCTACTATATAAAAGTGGTAATGGCTTTGTGCCAGCGGC